GCGGGAAGAACTATAGTGAATGCCGAAGAGGTGGTATCACACATCAGTGAATCACTAGCAACTGCCGTGTATGAGGTACTTTTAATTATCCAATTAGGTTTAGATAAGGAATATACTACAGAAGTATCAGCCTTAAAAGATAATGCATTAACCAAGTCAGTAGGACTCACAGCTCCTACCACAGGTATAACCTTCCTGGTTATTATCTGTACTTCATCATCTAGAACAGCAGCAGTATTCAGCACCACCGTAGTACCATTAGCAGCTATAAATTCTGACGGGAATACCTTAGATCCATTTACGAAAACATCGATACTTCCTGGTGTGTAAATAGCATTAAAGGAAGTTTGGCCTGATGCAGCAATGTATGCGTATCTGTACTCTGTATCTACAACATCATTAGGTGCTATCCCATAGTAAGCGTTAGATCGTGCCATATTACTCCTTAACCTACGATTTCTAATAATTCAACTGATAAGTCTATCATCAACGTGGTATCTGTGACAGCATGTAGAGAGTCACCTGTTTTTAGTACCATCTTAGGAAGTTTAGCCGCACCACTATAGGGTATGGATATGGCATTCAAACGATTCACTACGCTGGCTCCGTTATGGATCTCCAATGTTAAAGTATGACTGGATTTGTTCACATTGTCAATATTAGACGCCGTGCCATGGAAAGCGATGACTGTAGTACCAGAAGCTACTGGCCCGTAAGCCTGGGCTAGTACGTTAGTTACTCTAAAGTCTGCCCTATTAAAAGTTGTTGTTGACATTTTTATTCACCTAAAAGAATGGAATATATAATTGCATCAGATGACGCGCTTAACGCGGCTTCTAAGCCTGTGATAACGGAGGTAGTACTTTGGTATACCTCGAATTGTTCTCCAGCTACTGGCAGACTGGGTAAATCCGTAACCCATGTAAAACTACTATCAGTATTAGAAAACAATGGACGGACATTGCCGGCTAAGGATCCGCTAGTAAACTGTACTAGATATTTACCGGTAATAACTGTAGACACTCCACTAGGGGTTAATGTAGAAGATGCCGAAGCTAGGGTAGCAGGCGGGCTTGCCGCAATAGTCCCAGTAAACACCCTCTTAGGGTAATTAGAGAATCTCCATGTATCAGTCGTATTCTTTAGCGCTACCGTTGGGTTACCACTCTCATCAAGACTGGCACACACATATGATGTCCCGTTTGAGTCAGAGGGTTTAGTTAGTAACTCCACAGAAGACAGTTCTGACATCCTAGTATCGGTCTTGGCAAAAGAAGCTAAGGTATCTGAAGTTACCCTAACCTCTACCGAGGTACCTGAGGGGAAACTGGAGGTCAAAGTATTCTCACGGCCCCTAATTACTGTCAGTACATTCCCCGTCTTGAGGGAACACTCTACTATCTCTACCGTAGTACCGGTATCTAATGTAGCTAAAAAGTATTGACCCGTAGTCGGGCTGGGGAATTTACTAGCATCTACTAAGGTAATAGATGTATCTGTACCCATAATAGGTAAGGATAATGTAGTCTTAGCATTGTTTGCAAAAAGTTGTTGTCTCAAAGTCATAGTTAAACCTTAGGTATGTATACTATGGAGCTAGCCGTAGTTTTTAGTTTCATTTCAGTGCCCAGGGAGTTTATAGAAGTAGTAGCCCTAGTAACATACGGTGTGTGATCCTCCGTTAAACTTAGTAGTATTTTAGCAGTATTATGCCTTAGGTACTTATTAGCGAACTTAGGTATTGCAGTAGAAGAGCTATAAACCTGTAGTCTGCTCAGTTCGTCTAGATTACAAATACCTATATACTCACCCAGTGTAGTAGTACCTGTATTTTCATATATAAATATTTCTCCGGGTAAATTAGGATACACTCCCTCTACCTGAAGTAAGCTTAGTAGTAATACCTTATTCTTATTTGAGTCTAAAGATACCTCTATGTTAAGGTAGTCTCCTGGTCCTTGGTAGAAGGGAGGGTTTGCCATTAAGCCACCTTAATCGTCCACTCGAAGTGGATGCTAAAATCTGCCGTCTTAGGGATACCGGGAAAAGTCTTTATGTTAAACAATGAGTTATTGGAGAATAATAGTCCAGCCTCGGTGATAAGACTACCATTAGCGGTTGACTGATCAATGTCAGCGATAAACGTAACTGAAGGTATGTCCAGATCCGTGGTAGTATACGTAGCCACGCTAAGTAACGGAGTAAATAGTGTAGTTATAGACTGGCTTACTGACTTAGGATATAGACCCTCAGGGTCTATTGTTCCACCAGTGCCTATTTGTAATCTATCTATTACATTAACAACAAATCCACTATTATAAATAGAGGACAGCATATACTGTTTCGAAGTTAACACAATTAGGTTCTGTTTAGTGAGGACCGGCTCAACGGTCCCATCTGTGAATACTTTACTAATAGAAAGAATGCCATCTAAGGTGTGTATTTTAAATACAGCCTTAACCCCGGTTACTATACTTGAGTAGAGACATCTTACCTTTTGGAGTATATGTGCTGGAATATTTTTCATGTTATTTAGTATTATCTGACTACCTTGTGTACGAGGGCTGAGCCGTCTCTAAGTATTTGTCTAGGCGTATTATTCGCATCTAGATATTCGGTATCTACGGTAGTCGTTTGACCATCTTCATTGATAGCATTACTAAGTGTATTATAGCTTAAAACCCCCCTTCCCCTCATGGAGTAAATGGGAGAAAGCATAGGTCCTAACCCTCTGGACATAGGTGCATTAGCCTGCTGGATCACAGGGTCAGTATCTTCTATTACCTTGTATGGGGAAATATCCAAGTCAAAATTAGAGGTCACTAAGTATACCCCTACTAACCCCGGAACTATTCTGACTCCAATAACTAAATCGCCATCCTTTAAATCCGTAAGATACGGGGGTAGCCATAAGAAATTCGCCCCCTTTGGTAAGAATGGGCTACTGGGTATTTGACTAGTAGTTCTAGAAAAAATAATATTAAAGTGAGTAATTAGTAGTGGTTTGTAGTTAAATAAATCTATAGCAGAGTTAACAGCTATATTATTAATAGATTGATCTAAATCCCCGGCTAATAGGTTAAAACTCCAGCGGTTAGTAGGAGGGGGTGAAATCTTCATTAAGTTACACTTGGAAGCTATAACTTCATCCGTAACTATATACATGGGTACCACTCTTTTATCAGCTGTAATTATCCCAGTGGATATAAACCCTTTTAATGCAGGCTCTCCAAAAGAGCTATCTATTCCTCTAACATGAGCTATCACAGACCTTTTAGCCCGTAATGTATTCTCGCCTCTAGTGAATAATGTATTTAGCCACCCTACATCACTACTAAGTGTATTAGCATACTGACTGGGGAGATTTATAATACCGGTCACTGTTTGATCCCCGGTTCTCATAGACAATCCGGACTTAAATAGTCTATCTACCGTAGATGATACATTCATCCTCATGAAACTAGGCGTCCCCCTAGGAATACAATCAACCGGTACTTCATCGCTTACTGGAAGACCATCGGCATTAAAGTTAACCAAGTCTCCTATCATGTCTCCTGGAGCCAACCCTAGGGTCCTAGTGTTATCCCTAACCATACGAGAAATAGAGAATGAAAAGTCCTCTGTTAATACCTTATCTCTTCGTTGAGTTAATGATTCATCTGAAGAAGTTAGGGTCTCCTCCAGGTATGGAATACTCCATATATAAACTGCCTGAGAGTAAAGGGGTTTAACCCTATTGATTATGTCCGCCAGTTGTTGGAAGTTCTGGTTATTTTTAAATGTGCTAACTTTTACATTAACTAGAAATGTATGATTCTTTATGTATGTACGCATCAAGTAATCAAAATTACTACCTACTGAAGCATACCTATCTACCTGAGTTTCAGGAAGAGAGGGTATTATAGAAGGTGGGATAGATAGGTTTATCCACCAATCACCATCCTCTACCCAATCCTTAATCTCTATCCACTGAGAGATCTCATCAGATACACTTAGGATATCACCCGGTAGCACTGAAGGTAATAGCCCATATGGTAATACATACTTATTCTTATCCGTAATAACTATATACTGATCAGTGTCTAAGTACTGACGAACATCTATAACCTCTTCACTCTCCCTGGCCAAAGGGATGCCTAGGCATAGGTTTAACCCTTTACGTAGGATAGACAAGGTAGGGCCTTGGTAGTACATATAGTACAACCCGTACACAAAGCTTTTATAGACTTCTGTAGAGGTAGCCGGGTCTACACCTATGAGTTTAGCGTAGTGTTTATGTATCAGTTGTTCATCAACTTCAACATCTACAAACCATAAGGCATACTCCGTAGTGCCATCGGTCAACTTCCTAGCGGGGAATCCAAGCTCAGATAAGGGCTTGTATAAAGTTATCTCGCCATCACTAACATGATAATTGACATTGTCTTCTAGCGAAGTAGTAGGGAGTAATGGTCTATTGGCTATAAACTTAGAACCTACAATGTCTATAGGTAAGGTGAAAGTGTTTACTTTTCCTTCAACCTCATCAGTATTTTTAATAACTACTAGCTTAATGGTTGACCCAATAGAATCCTCTATATCCTTAAGGCTTATGGAAGAGGTCATCTGTAGGAACTTACTATATATAGATGCTGCTGACTCTGAGGTAGCCTCTAACATCAGGTTAACCATGCCAGTATCCTCAAACATGACCGAGAAAAAATCTGAGATACCGTATAGGTAGGTTAGATTAGTAGTATCGGTACCAACTGGGAGTCCCCCCGCTCCGAATCCAGAATATGTTGTCATAGGTTATCTCTGCACTGGGGCATTAGTTGCTGGTAAATTCTCTAATGTAGTCGTTATAGTATCTAATACAAATAGGCTGGTGGGATCATTAGGATCTAATACGTCTTCTATTACACCAGTATCTGGAGCTATTAACTCTGTTAAATCTCTAGTGTACCTAGAGTATGATACGAACAATGGTAACTTGATATCCAACATACCGGCATTCTTCAAGCTAGCGACTAGTTCTGCTACTACGAAAGGTTGACCTGGAGCCAAACTATCTATATATGCAGTAGCTGCACTCTCCACTAGCGTATTACTGGATGTAGTGTACTGAGTAACTCCTATAGTCAGGATATATATATTAAACCCTCTGGCTAAATAGTCGGCACAGAGAACTTTCCTCTCCCTATCCTCTAAGTAGTTCTGGACAACATCTACCTTATCAAACCTACGGACCTCAAATGTTGCCGTCTTATTAACATAAGCTGGTCCAAAGTCTATATGGATTTCTTGTTTAGTACTAAATCCGAAGTCGGCTGGGGGATATGTAGAGACGCATATTGGGCTAGTTGTAGTTATAGTAGTAACATCATCTACCATAGTAGTGACACTGATGATGAAGTTATCCTGGTCTGTAACTGAGCTAATGACCCAACTTCCATTAAAGCCGGAAGGTGTTAATCCTGATAAAGTAACTTTCCTGCTTACCTGTAAACCATGTCTTGGCATAAATACAGAAACTACCCCATTACCTAAATTAGTGACCGATAGTACCTCTCTGGACTCCACATTTGGATTCCTCAGCGTGTACCTAACCGGGCTAGTGACTGTAGCAGTACCGGTAGTAGTGGCATTAGTGTTGTTAGAGGTAAATGAAAAAGTATTGGTGGTTATTGCAGATACGGTTCTACTACCATTGAGTACGTTAACTTCGCATAACATTGTACCAGTACCTGAGACTGATATACTGGCCAGCACTATATATGAGAACGTATCTACCGTAGTAGAGGTAATAGTATAAGTACCATTATAATCAGAAGGAGTTACCCCAGATATAGTTACTGTATCTCCTGGTAAGAATCCGTGCCCAACACTAGTAGCGGTTACAGTTACACCGGTGCAAGTAATACTAGATACAGGTAAGGTTTGTGAGAACCCTTGTACGTCTATAAGCTCGCCTTGAATAAATGGGTGAGCGTTTGAAGTCAGAGTATATGTAGAAATACCTGATGTAGGTGTATCCACTAGCACGGACACGTCAGTATATGGGACAGTAACTGAGTTTAGGACTGGAATAGTATCTTCTGCACCTGCGGAGATGCTACTACGGAAGACTCTGTAGTTAGGGCCAGTAAGCACGGCCACCCCTAAAGAATTTGTACTCAGTTGAACTAGCTCAGATACAGGTAATTTAGAGCAGTAGACATCCACAGCCCCACCTAAGTGAACCCTAGTCTGGATAGAGTGCTCTAATATGCTCGGCATGGTCACAGGCACTACAGTACCAGTAGGTACTGTTACTTCAATAGTATTGGTAGTAGTATTGTTTATCTTAAATTCCCCATTTAGGTTAACTGAGGATGAACCACTAGAAGTCACATACTGACCAGTATAAAAGCCGTGGTCTGTTATAGTTAAGGTAGCTACGGTATCCACTATATCAATGGACTCCACAAGTCTAGTTGCACGCCGGGGAAGCATACCTATAATAAGGTCCCTCATCATACCTGAGTCCCCCATACCTATAGTAAGTATATGATTTAGGTCTGTAAACATGCCGCGTAGGTTGAAATCTACAGACGGTTGATTAATCAGGTTGCGGGTGGAAACCGAGGATTTAGACCTAGCAATAAACTGGGTGTTAGTTTCTGTTGGTACTGATCCGCTTACTAGATAGTTAATCTCCCCCCTTAAAAAATATGGGTCAAAGTTGGAGAAATACAACAAGCTACCTGAGCTCAGATTATATTCTGCCCCTTCACTTTCAGCGGCTAAATCTACATCAATATAGTATTCATTACTATAATTGTCATACTGTACGTATGATGACGATAAGTTATACGCTTGTTCTGGGAAAAACTTTATTTTATTATCTACTGAAAAGTAGGTGCTTGATGGTATGCCTATGTTTTTAGACCTGGCGAAGAATAGGCGTACATTAATCGTACTTTTAGTACCCTGATTACGCTCAACAAACAGGTTGGACATAATTTTATCTACCATTTCTGTAGAGGTAGTATCATCAGCTCCACTTATCGTGTTCTGTTCAAAGTGGTAGTCTAGACCCTTCTTAATCATGGCTAAAAGGGTAGCGGTAGGACGTATAACGGTATCACGTAGGGCCGTACCCTCTCTAAGGTCCAAGGTTGGAAACTTGGCTTCGAGTATTTGTTTAGCCAAATACTCGGCTTCAAGAATGTCTCCTTGAGAGGGTTGTATACCCGGAAGTACGGAATAGAAGTCTGTCATATGTTAAGCAATGTCCTTGGTTACGATTAGTTTAACATTTTAAATGACGGGGGTCTACACAGTTGGAGTAGTTTTTAGGTCCGTAACAGGGAATGGTAAGGCTACTTGGGCGGTTTCCCCTTCCATAGTAACCATTTTCAAATACATGGTAGCAGACTCTGAGCTAGTGTCTATATTTAAAATAGAAACCTCTCTTAACTTAGAACTAGGATCAACTTCATCATACAAAGCCGCCTTAGTTTGAGATTCAGCTGATTTAATCTGGTCCCTTAAGTCGGAGATAAGCAACCTATCAGTAGAAGACACATTAGACCGCATAACTATGTTAGTAAAAGTAGTTCCTATATTGGGGCGTATAACATCACTTCCCCTAGTTGTTAATAAGATCTTGAGAAAGTACTGAGCCACCTTCTGTATGCCTGTAATACTTCTAGGTGTGTAATCTATATTAAAAGTAAGTTTACCCTCAGGAAAGCCGTCGGGGAATGTTATAAGTAATAAGTCATAGGTGGCTCCGCTTTGGAGGTTCTCATTAGTACCTAATCTAGTATTTATACCTACTATGTTCATGCTTATCCATTCATCCTATTAATAGTTAGTGCACCTTCATTAGAGTAAAATTGAGACTCTCTGTCTGCCTGATAAGTACGTAGTATCATATAATCTAACTTAGTCCTATTACACATAGCATGCTCTCGTAGCATCGCTGCAGAATGGCTGACCGTCTCTATTACCCTGCCATTACCATAACTGGGGGAATCCCCCTTAAAAGTGGTACAAATTCTTAGTAGTTCTGAATAGTCCAATCCATCCGAGTAATCTCGGAACTCCTCAGGTAACACATCTCCAGTAGTATCAGCAGAGGATACTGCCTCCGACCTAAAAAAGTTAGAGAGACTGGTATATATGGATGCTACTTGTTCCTTGTAGGAAGCCATGATTAATACATCTTAATGTCTGTTTTAATACCCTTAATCTTATCCACCAGCTTAGACTTCAGGTAGTTAAGGCGGTTAATATTCACCTCTAGCTTACCAGCTAACTCAGTAGAAGTCATACCTTTAGCGTGATTAAGAATAAATTTCTCTTCACTAGAAAGCTGGTCCATTAGGTGAGCTAATAGAATGGCATTTTCATTAAACGAAGTAAACTCGTTAGGGCGCTCAGTGTTAGACTCTATTAGATCTGAGTACAATGAGTTTTTAAACTTGATAGTGTGGCCCTTACTCCACCCTAAATGTTTGGCTAACTCATCATCAGATGGGTCTCTGTTTAGTTGTTCAGTTAACTGGGTAAGACCATGATTATACTCATGGAATTTAAGCTGCATATTCTCGGGGAGCCTAACAGCATTCTGAAACTTGTAGTTCATGCGCCTAACCTTAGGTAGGTAGTTCATGACGTGGGTAGATATGGTCGTACCTTTACTAGGGTCATAAGTCCGTATGGCCTTAATAGTCCACTTCTTAGCCTCCGCTGACAATGCTGCAGGTGGGAGACTACCTGAAAGCCTATTAACTTCCGACTTAATAACTGGGCTTAGGCTTTCTACTAGATTCCCCAAATCACGTTTGCTACCAGTCTTTTTCCATGACTCAAACATTTCCTGGTCACGTTTACGAGCCTCCCCATAATTAAAGGGTACCCGTTCAGGGGTTGTGACTGCGGGCCTGGGTACTAACGACGCAGTAGCTGGGTTTATAGGTAGTGGGGCAAATGATACTTTAATCATAGGTATACGCTGTATTCTGAGTAGATACTGTTATTATATCCGATAAGGAATGCCTGTAGTCTACCACTAAATCTTTGATTAACAAAGCACTCATCTGCCATAGACGTATCAGATATTTTTTTAGCTAGGCCAGCCGGTATCAGTGAAGTTCTAACACCCGTCTCCCCCGGTCTGGGATATCCCATATTAGTAGTTAAAGTGGTGTCGGCCATAATCCTATATCTTAAATTAAATGACTTGTATGTTGTTAGATTTCAAGAAGTCTATAGTTTCAGGGTAATCTAGGAATAGGCTAGCCCCCAGCTCTAATGGAACACCCTCATCCACGTCTGGATTTAATCTAGGATCCAGGTAGTTAAGTGATTCATTAGTATAGTTTTCTTTAACCAAATCTATGAACTTATAGTTAAAAGTTTTTTCTATAGATTCCCTAGTTTCAACAGCTCTATGGATTAGTTTTAAGTTTCCTATACCGGTTGTGTCATCACTATCGCTACCCCCATTATCACTATAAGTAGCACTTTTAGTACCTGGTGCTAGAACTCCGTTTACCCTCTTCTGAGTATAAACCTCCATAGTCTGGAAGTTTATTAAGTCAGATGGAGCAGCTGAGCCTACCCCTAGTACTGACCTGTAGAACTCGTCGGCCTTAGCTTTAGCCTTAGGATTATTAAGTATGGTAGACATAACACTAGTCACTGATCCACTAGAGTCCCTATTAACATTATACAGCTGGAGAGAGGTTTGTAGCCACGGATGAGAGGGCATCAACTCATAGTTAGATAATTCAGAGTATGTAGCTGCGCTAACAAAAGCCACAGACGTATTTATAGAGTCAGCAGTTATAGAATGAGTGACAGACGCACACAATGCGTGGAAGCTGGGCAGGTTAGGGGATTTAGCCACAATATCCATTGGATAGCCGGGAATGATGTATGGGTTGAATATACCTGAGATAGACCCAGTCTTAGAAGATAAGACTTCTTTAGTATAGTCATAGTCTGCGGCGGCAAATAAAATCCTCTGGAATGCCGCCACACCCGAACCTTTGAAGTTAGGATCTAGCAATTCCTTAGCGGGGTCAGACTTACCATTTTTACGGCCATGCATAAACATCCATCCGTCGTGTAGATCTTTGGTTATCTTACCCCAGTCACTATCTTCATCTGGGTGTTCCTCAGTTTTCACTGTACCAGAAGCGATAGACTCATTACAACGTTTAACTAGGTATGCTAACCATGACGGTGCTATAACCTGTTTAGGTTTAAATCCCCCACCCAACTCATACTTACCTGGGATATTATATGACGCCCCCGTAGACTCATGTAATGAGGGTAGTATACCATTAGACGGAGTATCGACCACTGTGGCGTTAGCCTCAGCCGGTGTAGCTGGTGCAAATTTAACTCCGTTAATGACTTTAGGGTCAGGAGTCTCTGTGGGCTTATACAACCCTTTAATCATTAGTCCAGTTAATACAGACTCTCGTATGGAGTGTGGACCACGATAGTGTAGTCCTACTTGAGCTTCCTGACCAGGAACAGCACTATGCACCAGGGATACCCTCGAAGGTATATTGGCCTCGTTCTGAGAAACCTGGACAGAGGAGTACATATTAGGTAGTACTACATTACATACTGGGCTATAGTAGAATGGCAGCTGTGGCTTAATAACTGTTTCAATAGCCATTAAGTCATCGTCGTTCTGTACTGAAGTTTTTTTAGGATCCTTAGGTACTGAGGCTGGACTGGCTAGAGTTACTACCTCGTACTCAGAGGACATGAAGAACTCGTGGAATAGTCTAAAAAAGCCCGTCTTGTTACCTGTAAACTCCAGCATGCCTTGAATAGCCTCTACTGATAGGGAGGCCTGGGTAGCAGTCATAGAGTGTAGTCTATACGCCGGAGGTATCATTACTGGCTTAGATGCATCAGTCTTATTACCAGTATCATCACAGATGGATTGCTTACCAGCATTTACAGCATCCTCTATCAGGTTATGTCCGGATACTCTATCAAAGAACTTAAGCCCATCCTCAATCAGGGGAATGTACATGGCCACTAATATAGTATTGTATTGGCTTAGATGGTAAGCAGAGGACTTCAACTGATTCCACATGTTCATCATGGCTGATGGCATACCAACCCAACGCTCTTTTACTGAAGAGAACTTAGGGTCTAGCAGAGCATGATCTACATTCAGTACGTTAGGATTACTAATTGATATTGCGTTTTCTGTGTTGGACTCAGTACGTACTCCATCAATACCTCGAAGGGCTAGTACCATAGAGTGAGTAGAACCAAAACTATTTGGCTTAAACATAGAGTCATTAGGGCTCCAGTTTGTATAGGACCCCGATGGATAGCCTGAGAAATCTAAAGTAACGTGATTGAGGAGATCACTTTTATGTACGCATTGGAAGTTAATACTTGCTGACTGTACAGATGCGCTATAGCTATTACCAATTATATGTCCCCAAAACAACAGACGATCCTTACCCAGTACAGGGTCTTCGTAGAAGATGTGTACCTTAGGTTGGTAGTACCTAACTATATCCATCAGACCAGGGCTAGGCGGTAGTTCTAAGGACGCAGATGGTACATTACCTATCGCCTGGGAAATAGATATAGCGGAATAAGGTACTTCTACCCCTTCAATAAACAGGGTCACCTTCTGGAATAGTACGTCTGTGTTAGATGACATTTATATAAATTATGTACAGTGATACTACGTATAAAAGTTTTTCTAGGGGATCTATTATCTTATCTAAGTACTCAGATTGGTCAGTAGGTATCTGCAGTGTCTTAATACGCTCAGTAATCAACTCTAATCTGCCGCTGGGTATTAACTCCTTTAGCAGAGAGATCCTAACACTTGGCAATAATTCAGGTATATATTTCATACCTAGTAAGGAACCTGAGTATGTATTCGATAAGTACCCCATTAAAGGCGTAGTAGTATTATCTAAGTACTTGACTACTAAGTGCTCCTCGTCCTCTACTGGGAATGACAGAGTTAATGACTGGCCTGATGCAGAGTATGTAGTGTGGTCTTTTAGTATCCCGTTATGGTACACCCGTATTCTTTTGAACAGAGATACATCCATTGCTAACTGGTAATTATATTGACCAAATGAGCAATCTAAGACTTCTATATGAAGTATTTTTTCAGAAGGTATATTTACATATCCACCGACTTGTGGATAGGCTTCTTCTTGAAATTCAGACGAGAAGCACCTGGCACATATCCCACCTACTGAAGTACAGGTATTAACATGGACACTGGCAGCCTCATAGATACCTTGTGATAATAAATAATTAAGTCTAGTTTTGGTAAATGGGCTGTTAGTAGCTAACTCTATCTCCCCCTCCATCCTATAACTTATATTTTCTATTTCCCCTACCGTTGTGCCACAGTTATTCTCCACTATCTTAACTCTAGGAGTAATAATTAGCTGGGCAAGGTTATACACATCCTTATCTGTATCAGGGACGTTGTCTAAAAGTTTTTCAAATATAAGTGAAGTTAAATAGCTTCTCATCGTTTTATTTTATAAAGTAGGTCCACGTTCTCTAGTACGTGGTGTTCCAGAGCTTAACGCCAGCATTATACTCATCCTTTTACCCCCTGACAATGGTAATGACACCCCCGAGATAGCCCTAGCCTTAGCTATTCTAAAAAGGAGTGGGCCTGAGGAGGGGTGACCTACTGACCCTGATAGAAACAATGACCCACCCTTTACCCTACCAGATGATACTAATGAGTGTAAGGAGTTATGTGTGGTAGAAGGGGAGTTAGTTATTACCCCCTTGGTTTTTTTAAGTTTAGCCAGAGTATTTCTGTAGTTGGTCCTGATACCGGCCACCTTCGCAGCCGCATCCTTAATTGTGGTATTGACCATATTAACTAAATTAGTAGCCCCATAGGCTATATGGTTAATATCCCTCAATACTCCATTAACTCCACCGCTGAATACTCCGACCACTCCACTTACATTACCAGTAGCGACCTTAACTAATTTAGTTAGACTAGATAGTACCCCGAAAGTAGGAGAGAATAGTTGAGTTCTTACTCCTGAAAAGGTACTAGACCACTCTTTAAATTTATCGGTATCTACTATGCCTAGGTCTGACTTAGTGGAGAATGTTGCTACTCCATTTGACCCTAAGGTTGGAACTGCAGAAGCAGAGGAAGCAGCGGTTATTCTTGCTAAGTCAGCAGAGGTAGTGTTAGGATCCTGTATAGCTTTTTCCACGGTGGAAGACCTACGCTTAATCTCTTCTATCTGTGATATAGATAGGGAGGGTAGAGCATCCTTAC